CCCCGACAGAGTGCATCCACCTACTTGCAAACCGGGTGGACGGCAAAGGATCTATACTCATCGAGTCTTTGTCAAAACTAGCCGTTATGTTCCTGATAGCAATCAACTCACTATCATTTTTCCATACAAACTTGCATTGACAAAACTCTACGTGCTCAATTTCGTAAGCGGGAGGTTCAAGGACCACTTCATGTCCAAAGGAAAGGCAAAGGCCGGGGATCTGATCCATCAGCAGCTGGATGTTTTTCCGTTCCGTGAATATGACGCCATCGTCTCCATCATTAATAAATGAACATCGTACGCCCAACTTGTCCACAACTGACTTGACCATGGTTGCCATGAGTAGGCAATTTCCTAGCGCTGTATTCATGTCACCAGACATCCGTTTGCCATCCAGATCAAACCGGATCTTACCATCTTGCACATACCCCACGCCTTTGTTATACAGTTGTTTGGACAACAGAAAGTCCAGTCTATCCCTATCTTTCCCATAAAAATATGACCTATAAACTCTGTGTTCAAACTTCAAGGCTTCAACATGTACATGTTGGTCGAACCGGCTGGCGTCTATGCCAAGAGCCACAGGGTCTCTATACTTTCCCCAATGGTGCTTGACCGCCTCTCCTCGTTGCTTTGCATTCTTCCCTTTCATGATAGTGGGTCCTCCCCACATAAGATCTATCCTACTATAGATCTTCTTCTCAATCCGTTTGATAAACGGACCAAGGGACACATGGAACCTAGGGTTGCGAGGTGAAATACCTCTGGGTACCGAGTCAGGTTTCTTTGTGAAATTAGTTTTCTCCTGTTTCACAAAGAATTTTACATAGTAATCTGGGAGTCCCAAGGGTCGGGAGTCCAAACTCTTCATAGCATTTTCGTAAATGGTCCTCTTGCGTCCGTCGTAGGCTCCAAGGAACTGTTCCTTGGCTAACGGGGAGACAACATTTCCATGCCCCACTAAGAAGTTTTCGTATGTCCTGATCTCCGAATTCCAGGCTTCAGGGGTGGGGTTGGGTGGTTCTACAAACCCACCCTTCCCGTCCTTGACGTAGAATAGCCTTTCCTTCGCAGCGCGTTCCAGTGCGTTGATATCACTATTAAACACATTGTAGTCCTGGCCTCGACCCAGGTGTGGATAATGGTATATCAACTTTGTTTTGTACCGCTTTGTTCCCTCGGATCGTCTCACGACCCGCAAGCCAGGGTGATCAGGAGCGGTAGATATCCCTGAACACCTGGCTGTCTTAATCCGAAGGCCCCCTCAAGAGTCCTGGGGTCCAACTTCTTGGACCCCTGGTCTCCCTAGGAGGAAGTCAACCCACGATCTCCTCGTGAACCGACTCTTGGACAAAGCATACGCCTCCTGGTAATCAGGAGCGGTTGTGAACAACCTAGCATCAATCTCTGCCCGTG